CTAATAAGGAAGATTTTCGGCTGTTTCATGAATTTCCATTGCGCGTTTAAGCATCTCTCTCATCTTTTCATTTTTAATAGCCTTTTCTTCATTATCTGGCTTATCAATTGGTTGTGTATTTGCATTTTCGAGTTCAGCAGTACGTTTTTCAAATTCCTCTTTCATAAACTGCTTCGCAATATCTTCCATAGATTTGTCTGGCGAGTTATACTTTTCGATAAATTTATTTGCCTCAGATACATTTAATTCTTCTGCCTTTGAAGACAATACGTTGATCAAATCAACAAGAGCTTCTCCAACCATATCTTTTCTATATGATGGAGCATGAATAGCTTTCTGTTTCATATATTCAACTTTTTCTACAACATGAGACATGACGAATTTCATAATCTCCTGTGGATATGTTAATTTTGTATTTTTTGCTGTTGTAGTATTCTTGATGAAAAACTGATTTACAATATCATTAACTTCTTTATCTGCAACTGCGACATCATAAATTGATTCTCCATTTTCAAATTCAATTCCATCTACAAAATAATTGAGGATTGCACAAACCTGTGCTGGTTCAACATAGTAAGGAGAGTAATCGATAATTTCTCCCTCTTCATCGAAATCAAATAAACTGTTACTAATATATTCAATAGCATTTGCTTTATCTTCGAATGTAATGTTTTCTTTTACTTTAAAATTATTTTTCTTCATATAATATGTCTCCTTTAAACAAATGTTCTGGATGTTTTTATTTTTTATAAGTAGTATAATATCCATATGTAGGAAGCCGTGTGCGCAACCACGGCTGTTACGCTCCTATATATGTAACATGTCAATAATCACCATGACTATATAATCAGTCAGAAAGATAGGTGATTGGTATATCTATTATTCTCTTTCCATTTTCAAATGAAAACGAAATTTAATTTATTGCATCAAAAAAGAGCCGAAGTAAATCGACTCAATTTATTGGCATTTTTTGGTTTATATTTAATGGTATTTTATTCTGAAACAGTTTCGTCTTTCGGAGTGGATGTTAATAACTCTTTGATTTCATCCACAGTGTATTCAGACTTTTCAATAAGTTCTGCAAGTTCATGAATACGTTCCTGTTTTTCCTGTTCAGTTTTCATTTCATCATAGATGACTTTTTCTTTTTCTAACTTTTTGATTTCATATCTTTTTTCTTTGAGTTGTGTTTTTAAATCCTCAATTTGTTTTTGAATGGAATCAACTTCGTCATTTGCTTGCTGAAGTAAAAGATCAAAATCTTTTTCTACAGCAGTTTTACGTCTACGTCTTCTTTTCACTTCCATGACATGTACCTCCTTTTGTTTTATAGTACAAGCATATCACTGAATAGGAACGTAGTAAAGACATTTTGTTACGCAGATTCCGACAAAATTAATGCGTTATAATTTCAATTTCTGTTCTTGGGTGTTCTTTGTCAACATGACATCTTATCATAAGACTATGTAGATGTTCCCTGTCGTCATCTTCCCAAAATCCTGATTCAACAAATCCGTCATGGATGAATTTAGGGCTGTAGTTATCTGGATCGGTTCTTCTTTTTGTTGGATGGTATATGTCGTAAATAACATCTATATTATTTAGTTTCATATTTGTATATCCTAAATCATCAACAAGCCAAATAATAAAATTTTTCCACGACTGCTTTAGTGCATTCATTTGAATTCTTGGTTTAATACTCCAAATATTTATGGATGGATGTATACACTTTTCAATCTGTTTCTTTTTTGCTCTTGGATGCTGCTTAAAATAGTATTCATTATATCTATTAACAACATCATTATCTATAATAATTTTTATAATTGTCACTTCCTTATATAATATTTAAGAGCAGTAGAGTAGTG